TAAAATTTTAGAAAGAATTTACAAATAAACAAATAAACAAAAAAAGATATGGCTACAAGTTTATCATTAACGACAAGTTACGCAGGTGAATCATCTGCAAAGTGGGTATCTGCTGCATTATTAAGCGGAAATACCTTAGCGAATGGAGGTATGACAATTTTACCTAACATTCCTTACAAAACAATTTTGCATAAATTAGGGACTGATGGGCTTCTTAAGAATGCAACGTGTGATTTTGACCCAACGTCAACTGTAACTATTACAGAACGTTCTTTAACGTTGGAGCAATTCCAGGTAAACGTGAATTTGTGTAAATCAAACTTTATCACTTCTTGGCAATCTGCTGAGATGGGGTTCAGCGCTAATAAAGTGCTTCCTAAATCTTTTCAAGATTACTTCTTAGCTTATATGGCTGACAAAGTATCTGCTGATGTTGAAACATCTATTTGGAGAGGTGCTAACGCAACTGCAGGTCAAGTTGATGGTATTGCGACTTTAATTGCTGCGGATGCTAATTTACCAGCTGCTCAAGAAATCTCAGGAACTTCTGCAATTTCTGCTGCTTCTACTGTAATTACTGAGTTAGGTAAAATAGTTGATGCAATTCCTGCTGCATTGTATGGTAGAGAAGATTTGAGAATTTATGTTCCTCAAGGGGTAGCTCGTGCTTATGTTAGAGCTTTAGGAGGTTTCGGAGCTTCAGGATTAGGTTCTAATGGTGTTGACAATAAAGGTACACAATGGTATTCTATGATGAATGACCTTTACTTTGATGGTGTAAAATTATTCGTTGCAAATGGATTAGCTGCTAATACTGCTATTGCTACAACTATCGACAACCTTTACTTTGGTGCTGGTTTAATGTCTGACTTGAACGAAATCAAAGTTATAGACACTTCTGAGATTTTAGGAGACCAAAACGTGAGATTCGTAATGAGAGCAGGAATGGCTGTTAACTATGTGAACGCTGAAGAGATTGTTACATATGGTATTACAAACTCAGCTAACTAATATTAACTAATTGTAATTAGGGTGGTGCAAAAAACACCGCCCTTTTTTTTTGAACTTTAAAAATATAAAAAAATGAGCTGTGAAATTTTAATCGGACGAGCTGAAACGTGTAAAGATTCAGTAGGAGGTCTAAAAAATGTTTACTTTATTAATACGGTACCTGTTGCAACGTTTGACACTACACCGGTAGAAGCAACTGACGTGATTTTAAGTGCTACAGGAGTGACTCAATTGTTTAAATTTGAACTTAAAGCAAACGAAAATACATATGTTGAAACTATCGTTTCTGATAGAAACAATGGTACAACTGTATTTCAACAAGCTTTAAATTTAAAATTAAAGAAACAAGATGCGACTACTCATAAATATCTTAAATTGTTAGCTTATGGTTTAGTTAGAGTTGTAGTTGAAAACAATTCAGGACAATATTTTTTAGCAGGTTTAGACAGAGGGATGGACGTTACAGGAGGAACTATTACAAGTGGCGGAGCCTTAGTTGATCATAACGGATACACCTTAACTCTAAGTGGTGAGGAAAGAATGCCTGCGCCTTTCTTGAATTGTACTTCTGAATCTACCTTAGCAACTTTATTTGCTTCTGCTACTGTTATTAGTGATAATTCTTTAGTTGATTAGTCATGAGCTGCGAGCTATTAATCGGACGTACAGAACCATGCAAAGACAGCATTGGAGGTCTGAAAGCTGTGTATTTTTTCAACGAAGAACCTACTGTAACATATTATACAAATGAATGGAATGATGTTGGGACTTCTGATGTTGCCCTTCAATATCATGACATGGTGTTTTGGGTTGATGACGTTGTAAACTTGTATAAATTTGAACTTAAAGCGAACGAAAATAGTTACGTTGAAAATGTTTTAAGCGACCGCAATAATGGTACAACTGTTTATCAACAAGTGCTAAATATTAAGTTAAAAAAACAAGACGCTACAACGCACAAGTATTTGAAGCTATTAGCATACGGAAAAGTACGAGTTGTGGTAGAAAACAATAATAATCAATTGTTTTTAATGGGTGTAAAATTTGGTGCTGAGGTTACGGGAGGAAGTATAACATCAGGCGGAGCCTTACAAGACCATAACGGATATACTTTGACGCTAACAAGCGAAGAGTTGAAGCCTGCTCCATTTTTAGCGCAACAATTAATTAATACTGCAACTTCAAATTTGGGAGTATTTAGAGATGGTGTTTTAATTACTGATAATTCTTTAGTAGATTAATTAAAATTAATACGATTAGACCCTGCCTTTTATGGTGGGGTTTTTTTGTTTGAAACAAATTCATTTAAAATGGTTATTAATGTATGAATATAGTTGAGCCAATAACAACAAGTCAAAGTTTCATAATTAGTCCGAGAGCTTCTGTAAATAGGTTGCGAATAACGGATAAAGAAACAAATATTACTGATGTTGTAAACGTTACTTCTGTAGTTGGAAGTTATCACACTACTGTTACGTTTGCTTACTCTAAATTAAAAGAGGGACATGTTTACAGAATAGAGCTTTATGATACAACATTAACAGAGCCTATTTACTATAAGGGTTTAATGTTAGCAACTGCAAATGAAGATGATTATTCATTGAATAAAAATTACTATACACAAAATACTACTATAAATGAGTTTACAATTTTCGAATAAAGTTATCGAATTAAGCGCATACGTACAGCCCAAAATAAGCGAAGATAAGAGGGAAGATTGGGTTAATTATGGTGAAGATAATAACTATTATCAATTCTTAATTGAAAGGTTCTTAAACAGCGCAACAAACAACGCTATAATAAACAATATTTGTAAATTGATTTATGGTGAAGGGTTGTATGCAAAAGATTCTTATCAGAAGCCAGAAGATTGGGCGAATGTTATTAGCATTATTTCACAGGAAGAACTAAAAAAACTAATCATTGATTTATATTTATTAGGTCAAGGAAGCTTACAAGTTCATTACAATGACAAACACAATAAAGTAATTGAGATTTTTCACATACCTCAGCAACTTTTAAGACCTGCAAAATGCAATGAAGATGGGGAAATAGTAACTCAATACTACTCAGATAATTGGCAAGACGTTAAAAAATTCAAACCTAAACCATTTCCTGTTTTTGGTACATCAAAAGAAAAGATTGAAATATTAACTATTCAACCTTATAGTGTTGGAATGAAATATTTTAGCTATGTTGATTACCAAGGTGCTTTAGATTATGCTGTATTAGAGGAAAAGATAGCAGAATACCTTATAAATGAGGTAACTAACGGATTTAGTCCAACGACTGTACTAAATTTTAACAATGGTCAACCTGCGGACCAAGAAAAAGACGACATTACTAACAGAATAATGAACCAATTAACAGGTTCAACAGGAAAGAAGTTAGTTGTATCTTTCAATGACAACGAAGCGACAAAAACAACAATTGATAGTGTACCTTTGAACGACGCTCCAGAACATTATGCTTATTTAAGTGAAGAATGTAGAACTAAAATAATGGTAGGTCATAACGTGGTTAGTCCATTAATATTTGGTATTGCTACGACAACTGGATTTAGTGCAAATGCGGATGAGTTACAAAATTCTTTCACTTTGTACGAAAACATGGTAATTAAGCCAAAACAACAGCTAATTATCGATTCTTTAAAGAAGATTTTTAGAGTTAATGATATTAATTTAGATTTAGCGTTTAAGTCTTTGAATCCTTTTAAATCGAGTTCTTCAGAATTACAAACTTTGTCATCTCATAAAACTATTGATGATTTAGACGTTACAAAATATGCAATTGATGAAGATTTAAGCGACTATGAAATGATTTATTGTGAGGATGTAGATTACGAAACGGAAAAGTATTTAGACGAACAAATAAACGATTTAAACAATAGAAAAGAGGGATTTTTAAGTTCTGTATTACATTTTGTAAAAACAGGTACAGCAAGACCTAATACAAAAAGCGAACAAGATGGTGAAATATTCAAATCTCGTTACAGATATGTAGGAGATACATCGGAAAAAAGTAGAGAATTTTGCGTAAAAATGACTAATGCAAATAAATTATATCGTAAAGAAGATATTATAGCTATGGAAAGTCAA